CGATCTCGACGCCTTCACCCGGATCCCGGCGATGTACGGCAACTCCATCGCGCAGCTGGAGTCGGACGTGGTCTGGGGCATCATCACCGCCAACCCGGCCATGGCCGACGGCAACGCGCTGTTCCACACCACGCACAAGAACCTCGCTGGCACCGGCGCGGCGCTCGATGTCAGCAGCGTGGGGGCAGCCCGCGCCGCGATGGCCAAGCAGACCGGCCTCGACAAGAAGACGGTGCTCAACGTCCGGCCCGCCTTCCTGATCGTGCCCGCCTCGCTGGAACTGAAGGCCGAGCAGCTGGTCGCGCAGAACCTCGTGCCGGCCGCGACGTCCAGCGTGGTGCCGCAGTCGATCCGGACGCTTGCGCCGATCAGCGAACCCCGGCTCGACGCCGCCAGCGAGACCGCCTGGTATCTGGCGGCCAGCCCGAATCAGATCGACACCATCGAGTACGCCTATCTCGAGGGCCAGCAGGGCGCCTACATCGAGACCCGCAACGGCTTCGACGTCGACGGCGTCGAGATCAAGTGCCGCCTCGACTTCGGCGCCAAGGCCATCGACTGGCGCGGCCTCTACAAGAACCCGGGCGCGTAAGGCCCCCATCCTGAACCCTGATACGCGGGCGGTCCTGACGGGCCGCCCTTCGTCTTTCCACGAGGACCCCCATCATGAAAAACTACGTCCAGCCCGGCAACACCATCACCCTGACCGCGCCCTATGCCGTCGCCTCGGGCGATGGCCTGCTCGTCGGCTCCATCTTCGGCATCGCGGCTGGCGCCGCCGCCCTCGGCGATCCCGTCGAGACCACGCTCGTCGGCGTGTTCGATCTGACCAAGGTCGGCTCCCAGGCCTGGACCGTCGGCGCCAAGGTCTATTGGGATGACACCAACAAGCGCTGCACCACGGTCACGACCGACAACACCCTCATCGGTGTCGCCGTCGAGGCGGTGGCGAGCGGCGCGGGCGACACCATCGGCCGGGTGCGCCTGAACGCGGCCTTCTGATGAGCGCCTTCGCCGCCGCCGTCGGCGCACTCTTCGCCGATCCGAACATCGGCTGGGATGCAATCTACATCGCCGACGGCGGCGCGCCCGTGCTGGTGCGTGCCGTCGCCCGGCGCGCGGATGCCGTCTCCGACTTCGGCGATGCGCGGCTCTGGTCCGAGACCACCCGGATCGACCTGCGCGTCGCCGAGGTGACGAACCCGCGTCCCGGCGACCGCATCGAGATCGAGGGCGATGCCTTCCTCATTCAGGGCGAGCCCGTCCGCGACCGCGAGCGGCTGATCTGGACCGTTGATCTGAGGTCCGCGTGACCGCGATGAAACTGAAGCTCGACATTGATCCCGACATCGTCGCGATGATGGCGGCCGAGGTCGCGGCGGGCGAACGCGCCGTGACCGCCGCCATGCGCGAGGCCGGGACCGGGCTGAAGTCGGCCTGGCGCTTGCAGATCACCGGCGCGGGGCTCGGCCCCCGGCTCGCCAACTCGATCCGGAGCCAGAACTTCCCGAGGTCGGGCGAAAGCCTCGACGCCGCAGCGCTGGTCTGGTCGAAGGCCCCGGTCATCGTGGGCGCGCATGACACCGGGCCTTTGATCCGCTCGAAAAATGGCTTGTCTTAAGAAACGACCGGCTCCTGTGCGATACGGGAGCCGCTCTCCGGCACCTCACACATGCCGGAGAGCGGCGGGGGACGGATCGGAAGAATGGTGGTTTTTTGAACCGGTCAGAAGTTGGATCGCCCCTGCCTTTCGCATGACCTGAACGGATACATGGGGAAGGCGCGCCCTTGCCCCGCATGACAAGCATAGGGAACGAAAGGCAATGCAGGATACCATCGGGATCGACATTTCCAAAGACACGTTCGACATTTACCGGCTTTCGGATCGCAGGCATGAGCGGTTCGGCAGCGACAAGGCGGGGCTGGCCGCCCTGCGTCGATGGATCGGCAAGGCGCCAGTCCGGATCGTTTACGAGGCGACCGGACGCTATCATCGCGATCTGGAGGCGGTGCTGGGCGCGGCCGGTCATGATCTGGTCAAGGTCAATCCCACGCGGGCCCGCCGCTTCGCGCAGGCCGTCAGCCAGGGCGCCAAGACCGACCGCGTCGATGCCGCCATGCTGGCGCGGATGGGGGCGGTACTCGAGCTGGACGCCAAGCCCGTGCGCAGCGAAACTATGCATGAAATCCGCGAGTTGCACATCGCGCGCCGCGCCTTGAACAAGGATCGCACCGCCTGCCGCAACCGTCTGGAGGCGGCGCGGAACAAGGTCGTCCTGGCTCAGCTCCGCGCCCGCCTGCGGCAGGTCGACAGCCAGCTCGAGCAGATCGACACCGAGCTCGCGCGCCTCATCGCCGAGGACCCCGCGCTTGCCCGGCGCCAAGAGATCCTGTGTTCCATCCCCGGCATCGGTGCGGTCACCGCGGTCGCTATGATCGTCGAGATGCCGGAACTCGGCATGATGGAGCCGAAGGAGGCGGCCAGTCTTTCGGGGCTCGCCCCGATCACTCGGGAATCCGGCAAATGGAAGGGTCGCTCGAAGATCGGCGGCGGCCGGCGCGGGGTGCGCAACGCGCTCTACATGCCGGCGCTCGTCGCTATCCGCCACAACCTGCATCTCGCGGAAACGTACCGCAAACTCGTCGATGCCGGAAAACCCGCCAAACTCGCCATCGCGGCGATCATGCGCAAGCTTGTGATCCTCGCAAATGCCCTCATAAGGGATGATCGAACATGGACCAAAACCGCCCCTTGACCAAGACGGATAACTTCTGGCTGGCGATCCCGCTGCCCGCCGCAGGCAAGTCCCTGCGCGGCGGCCGTATCACGCCCGGAGAATGGGAGCGGCGACGCGGGCTGCGCCTGCGCTTCGTCTATCGCCGGACGGGTCCGAGCCTGCTGGTGGCGGAGGGGCGGCTGAACACGAAGGGACAGGCGGTGGTGTCGCGCTCGAAGACCGGGCGCGGCAAGGTCACCGCGCCGATCTTCCTGCTGGTGCCGCAGGTCAAGCTGCCGAAGCGGCTGGACCTGGCGCGCGATGCAGACAGGGCGTTGGACAGCGTGCCGGGGCTGATCGTGGCGAACTGGGTGGAGGGGCGCTGAATCGTCACCCACGCAGAACTTGGCGATGTTCACGAGGTCGAGTTTCCTCTATCTGTCTGACTAAGCAGCAGATTCAGGACGCCCATGAGTATTCTCTACAACGTGATCGAAAGAGCGGCCCTTCTCAGTGAGGCACGCAAGCTGATTGAACCGACCGTGATGCCTGCGGCTGACCCAGTTCTCGGTTATCCACCGGAAATTGTCTATCGCTGGAACACTTTCGGCAAAAAACACGGAAGACTTGTGGAAGATGTGATGACAAAAGTCATCCAAGCTCACTCAGGATGGGCCCCTGCATCGCAGACACGGTTCAAGTGCGACACCGACAAGACGAAGAAACTTATCGACCGCATCGCGATAAACCGTCTGAATGGCGTTGCAATTTTCGTCGAATGCAAACGAAACTTGGGAAATGTTTCGGGTCCGTATCTTTCTAGCATCAATACGTACAACGATTGGTGTGAGGACAAAGCGACCGACATTGCGAAGGAAATCGGCTTCAATCCTCACCAATCGCTGATCAAATTCGTTGTTTTCAATGCATACGGCAGAGAGGATGACAGTAGAAACGTGAAGGGGATACCCGTGCTCCTTCCAAAGGATTTGCCCACCGTGTTCGGCTTGCCAGTGCTCGAGGCATTCGAAGAGCTCAACAGCGTCGTGCAGTCAGCCGTTCTAGAGAACGAAGCGTTTCGGACATTCTCTGGTTTCATGGAGCCGCCCTGCACGGATCTTCTGACAACCCAAGAAGTTCCGCAAATTGCGGCCCAAGAGACCCCCGAACAGTTTCGGCGGCGCATAAGTAAAGCGCTTGACCAACTTGCAGTCAGGTAGCGACTTCTGGGCCTTTACAAATGGTTTGGGAAACATGCCCACCCCTCGCGAAACCATCCTCGCCGCGCTGCATGCGCGGCTCTCGGCGCTGCCCGCCACCGCGCTCCGCGGCGACGTGCTTCCCGAGCGTGTGCCGGCCGGAGGACTGCTGATCCTGCGCGACGGCGAGCCGGGGGAGCCGGAGGTGACGCTGTCACCGCTGGCCTACCACTACCAGCACCGCGCGGAGATCGAGGCGGTCGTGCAGGGCGCCGACCGTGACGCCGCCTTCGACACGCTGACGGCCAGCATCGGTGCGGCACTCGCCGCCGACCGCACGCTGGGCGACCTCTGCGACTGGGTCGAGGCGGAGGCGCCGCGGCCCGTGGACCTGCCGGTCGAGGGCGCGGCGAGCCTGAAGGCCGCCGTGATCCCGGTAGTGCTGCACTATTCCACGGCCGACCCGTTCGGCTGATCCAACCGACCACAGGAGAACACCATGGCACGAGCCCAGGGGGCGCGGGCGCTGATGGCGCTTGCGTTCGAGACGACCTATGGAACGCCGCCTGTGAGCGGCTTCACCCGTATGCCCTTCGCCAGCACCTCGCTCGGTGCGGAGCAGCCGCTGCTGAACTCGGAACTGCTGGGCTACGGCCGCGATCCTCTGGCGCCGATCAAGGATGCGGTCACGGCCGATGGCGACGTCGTTGTGCCGCTCGACGCCG